CTTCTGTGACCCAAGAATGGGTAACACTCGTTGCCTATCCTTTCGGAGTCGTTCCACGTTTAAAGTCACGGGCTTGACGTATGGTGAGGGCTTACGTCCACTCCTTTCAGCCTCACGGGGTGGATTCGTTGATGATTTGGACGGGTTCATCTGGACCGGAAGGAGTCAGGCTGTATCTCCTCAGAGCCATTGGTTGGGGTCTTTGCCAGCCAGAATTTGTTCAAGAAACTCTGAAGCACGCGTGGCACCTTGCTGGCGTTTGATTTGTTCAAATTCCGCTCTCTCACTCGTGGTGAGTTTAGCAAGCTTCTCCGACTTTGCGGAGGCCCTAAGCGTCCCTCCTGTCAAAGAGGAAGCTAAGGATGAACCCCAACTCTTGCGGCCGTCTAACACAGCTTTGTTGCGTTTGTCAATCATAGATCGGCCGTCTTTAATGGAACCTCCTGCAATGATAGTGGCTGCTGCCACATCTTCTTTAGAATATCCGGGGTTCACATCGGGTCGCCATGCTTCAACCAAGTCCGGTGTTGGATTAAAACTTCGAATAGTTCTGACCGGTTGTGGTTTTGGCAGACCGGGAGGCTTCAATTGAGGTTTGAGGACACTCGATTGTGACATAGCCTCATCTTCCTGTTGTTTGTGGGTTGACATTTCAGACCAAGGATCCTCGCCGACATAGTCGGGGACTTCTTCACTGACAGGGAGAGGCAAGCCTCCTTCACCGACTTCCAGAGAGTCGGAACTCTCATTAACATCGAGAGGAGTTTTAAAGTCTTGTCTTTGACTGGTTTGAATTGTCACGGAGTTTTCCTTCTCCGGATAGTTTATAGTCTCCCAGGTGGAGACTGCCATGGAGTGCCCAGCTCGCTTTGGTCTTTGAGTTCTTGTGGAACCGGACGATCCTTGCTCATCAAGAGCTATAGCGATCATCCCTATCTCCATCATCCGATCCGTCCAGGCTCCGTAAGAAACGGCGTAGTTATACTTTGATTGCTTCTGGACAGCGGGGCCAACAATAAAGAAGGAGGCATTATCACCAGTTGTTTTCACGTGACAGGTCAAGTCTCCATCTCTTTCCAGACATTGTCCTTGATTGAAGTGACAATTATTGAGTTCCATGTCTGGGTGGCCGTACTTCCAAGTGTTATCGGCCTTGTTGTTGGTTATCTCCACGTTGTTATAAACCCCCACATTCCAACCTTCCTTGGTGTCATCACTGTATGCAATGAGACCATCTTGTTTGTCCTTATTAGGATCTGTAGTGCTCGAGGTCGGTTGATACCCCTCCATCGAAATTTCCACAGTCCACTCGCCTTGAGGGACTGGTACTATTATCATTGGGATGGCTTTCAAAGAGTTCTGGGAATACCATCGAGCATCGAGGTTCGTCCAGTTCATGTTCTCGTCCTCTATGTAGCGAAACCGTTGAGACGGCATATCGTACAAAGAGATGGCATCATCAGTGGTTTGGGCCATTATACGGGTCGCGGGGACTCCAGTATAGACGATGAAACGATACTTCTTTTGGGGTGTGGGTTGTGGAGAGGGAGAGGGGGGCCCTGGGTCGGGGCCCGGTTCCTCGTCTACCTATTTGGGATTGTGGAACTGGCACTTTATAGTGATTCTGAAAGAACCTGCTATCGATGAAGAACCATTGCCTTTGTAGAGGATCCTGAATTGGTCCTCGGCGACATCGTGCCATTCCGTTCCATTGATGTAAGACGCTGTAAACGTCCTCCTCCCGGGCTTCGTGATCCCGAATTTGTTAATTGTGGAGGAGAGTGAATTGAGTTTACAGTGTGGGTCCAGCTCGTAAGCGATGGAGCCAGAGTTCTGGGAAGAGGCCTCGGAGACGAACTCCAGAGTGACCATTGAGATTTTATACTCATGGTAGGCCTTGAGTATTCCATTTGAGAATGCTGGGCAGTCTGATAGACTCGGCCCGAACGTGATTGCTCCGCTGGAACTTCCCGCGAGATTGTCCTTCGAGAAAACAAATGTCTCGCTTGAACCTGCTCCTCGGGCAGGTATAACTCCTCGGCTCCTGTTTCGGCCTCCTCGTCGTCGTCGATTTCTGCGTCGTGCTGGCCGAGGGGCCGGGACCACAACCACTTGCTGAGTGCGCTGAGCGCGTCTTGTCTGTCTGCGTGGTCGTCTTCTCCCATTGATTGTTCTTCTACCCACGACCGTATTCATTAACGATGCTTCGCACGTGGGCTGAGATTTTAAGGTAAACTAAGTAAATGCCGGCTACTGAAAGTGGGATTGCGGCTAGAAAGCCTGATGCAAATCCTGCTAGAAACTTGAAATCTATTTTGTGTGTCCGGCTGATGTGAAAGACTTGACTTCCGATGCTTGCAACTTTCGTTTGCTCGGCTAGTGATCTTTATACTCCCTTAATTCTTTTGTGGCTGTACTGGTTCGACCAGCC